ACTACATTTCTACAAGGGCCAAAGTAATTAGGGGACATCGTATTGTAGTCATCCCCTTGAAACACAAAGCCACTGTGAAGTCCTGTTGTGCGTCTATTCATGTCCCACCATATAGCATCTGCACCTAAGTAAGTGGTTCCCGCTGGGCCAACAAACCCTACGCTCTTTTTAGCTAAGGTTTCTTCTAGTATTTTCTTAAATACCGTTCTGTCGGAGAGAATTTCAATATCGTCATGGCACATTATTACGATATCTTCTCTGCCAGGATTAAGTATATCTAATCCGGTCTGGTAGCCCTCAAACATAGAGGGTGCGTCGTATGAGACATGATATTTAATATCTGCTTCTATTAAATAACTAAGTAATTTAGGTAGTGTTTTACTAGGTTTAGTAGTACGACTACATATTATAGCATATATCATATATTGGAATAATAGATGGATTTAAATAAAATTAAAGCAGAATTTGAAAAATGTCGGAAAGACCCCGTACACTTTATTTGTAATTATATTAAAGTCGTACATCCGATCTTCGGACTGGTAAAATTTGATCTTTACCCTTTTCAACGTAAACTTATAAACGAGTTTAAATCTAATCGCTTTAACATACTCCGTAAATTTAGACAGGCTGGATGCACTACTTTAGTTGCTGCTTTCTCGCTTTGGAAGTGTATGTTTACGGAGCATTATAAGGTAGTTATTTTGTCTAAGGATGATGATGCTTCAATGGAAGTTCTATCCAGGATGAAAACTGCCTATGATGAGCTTCCAGAGTGGCTGAAGCCTAGAGTTCTTAAAGACTCTGCACACGCCATGCGATTTGCTAACGGGTCAGAGATTAAATCTAAGTCTTCGTCAAAGCAGTCGGGACGTTCTGCTGCTGCTTCTTTACTGATTCTTGACGAGGCTGCGTTCATTGAGAACATTGATACAATTTGGACTGCTGCGTTCCCAATCATTTCAACTGGTGGTTCGGTTATAGCTCTTTCTACAGTAAATGGTGTAGGTAACTGGTTCCACAAACAATATGTTGGGGCTAGGCGCGGAGAAAACTCTTTCCATGCCATAGACATCAACTGGAAAGATCACCCACAATACTTCCGTCATGGCGGCTACGAGAAGATGTATGAAAAACTTATGGCGCAAGATCCGCCAGTCAACATAGACGAATGGGAAGTAAAAACCAGGGGATCCATCAGCCACAAAGAATGGCTTCAAGAGTATGAGGCAGAGTTCCTTGGAACTGGCGATACGTTTATTGACGGTGAAATATTAAAACAATTAAAAGAGCAAATAAATGAAAATTATTCAACACGTTATAACAACCGTCTTCGTATCTGGAATGCTCCTCATCCTAGTCACGATTACGTTATTGGCGTGGATACTTCTATTGGTAGAGGCTTGGACTCCTCAGTGGCGCAAGTAATAAATCTATACAATGGAGAGCAAGTTGCAGAGTTTAGATCGGACAGAACTCCAATTAACGAGTTTGCGACAATGCTTGTTGAGATAGCCCGCGAGTACAACACAGCGTACATCATACCAGAGCGAAACCTTATTGGTCATAATTTAATCTATCAAATTAAGGAAATCGAGCAATACGAAAACTTGTTTATGGACGATAAGCACGAGCCTGGGGTACAGGTTGCGGATGCCAATAGGCGACAAATGCTTGTAAATATGGATGAGGCAATAAGATTAAATAAAATTAAATTAAACTCAGAACGCACAGTAGATGAGCTTTTAACTTTTATTATTGACCAATCGGGGCGTTATACAGCCGACGTTAATTGCCATGATGACTTAATTATGGCTTTGGCGTTAGCGATTCACGGTTTTAATGAGATAAGAGCCAATACCCCTATGATACAACATCGTCCAAATGACGATAATAAATTTATTATGCCTATCTCCCAGTCTAAATATGTTATTAGAACTCCCGGTGGTTTAATACACGAAGAAGATCTTAAATGGCTACTAAGTTAAACGAAGGTTACACACAATTCAATCCCAGTCGTGGGAGTATATCTAGCTGGTTCGGTTCGTGGTATTACCCCATCGGACGTACAGGTAAGTTCTTTGCTAAATTCTTAACTGGTCGCCCACAGCTAAATTTAGATCAAGACGGAACAACTCCGCTTACAATAGAGCCACCTGACCCACACCCGCTAGAGGGTGATACTGTACTTAGAAGAACTTCAGTTGGAAGTATTTCTCCGTTTAAGGCCACTCAATTAATTCCAGTTAATGAAGAAGAAATTGAGCGCAAGCGCAGATATCAAGAGTTTGAGGACATGGATGATTACCCAGAAGTCGCCGCCGCTTTTGATATTTATGCTGATGATTCAACTCAAACAAACCTCGATGGAACGCACTGGGAGATTCAAACAGATGATCAGCTAATCAAAGATGAAGCTGAGACTTTCTTTGAAGATATCTCACTCCCTACGTTTATTTGGGATATCGTTAGAAACACCGTCAAATACGGTGACTGCTTTATAGAGCTTGTTGTAGATATTGATAACATCAAGCGTGGAGTTCAGAAGATAAAGATTCTAGATCCAAACTACATCTACAGAATCGAAAACAATTTTGGAATTCTTACAGACTTCCTGCAAGAAATTCCAATGCAGACAGATAATACTATCTTTGGAAAGATTGGTTCTACAACTGGACAAAGAATTGTTGTCCCACTTGATAAGAATCAGATTGTACACTTTAGAGTGTTTACATCTGACCCAACTTATTATCCCTACGGTAAGTCGATTGCGGCTGCGGCGCGATCCATCTATAAGTCGTTGAAGATGATGGAAGACGCGATGTTAATCTACCGATTGACGCGCGCCCCCGAGAGAAGAATATTCTACGTTGACGTTGGTAATCTCCCAGCCTCCAAGGCTGAACACTATCTTGAAATGCAAAAGAACAAGTTCAAGAAGGAAAAGTATTTTAATCGTAATACTGGAGAGATTGACGCTAGATTTAATCCAATGGCACAAGACGAAGACTTCTTCGTTGCTGTCAATGGCAAGGGATCTGGAACCAAGATTGATACCCTCAAGGGTGCTGAAAATCTTGGAGAAGTCGATGACGTTAAATACTTTAGAGATAAACTACTCGCTACTCTAAAGATTCCAAAAGACTACATTGTCGAGAAGGATCAGTCGCCAGAGCGTAAAGCCAATCTTAGCCAGCTTGATGTTAAGTTTGCTAGAGTTATTCTGCGTATTCAGAGATGCATTGAGATTGGCTTAGAAGCTGTTCTCAAGCGTCACCTTCTTGTCAAAGGATTCCCACCTTTATCCGTTTCTAAGTTAAAGGTTAAACTGCCTGAGCCATCCGATATGTCTGCTAAGAGACAGTTGGACATTGATGAGCAGAAGGCTCGTCTAGTTCAAGCCGTTAAAGGTCTTAATATATTCCCATTAGAATATATTTACAAGACTTACTATCAGATGAATGATGAGGAAATAGATGAAATTAAAACTAAGCTTGAGGAACAGTCTAAGGACCCAATTTTGGGAGCGATTGCTGCTAACCTTCCCCCCGGTACTCCAATGGGTCCCGTTCCTGGGATGGGCGGCATGGCTGGTGGTATGCCCCCCGGTGGTGCTCCTCCTGGGGCTATGGGGGCTGGCCCTGGACCTGGGGAAGCTGGTGGTCAAGAGCCTGCGGAAAATACCCCACCTACTCAAATGGAAGAAACCGACTACACTGACTTAACCAAGTTAATGTTAAGTGAAGGTTTAAGTGACGAAGCAATTAAAATTGTTAAAGATTTAGCTATTCAAAGGGAATTAAATAAAATTTAAGTATTAAAAATCCCTAGATACTTGTGATAAAAGGTTTTTATGTTAACTAACTTATTTGAGTCGCGTAATAAGACTTTTCTGAACCTAGTAAAACTAGGTGATTATCTCGCTCGTTCACTGAGAGAGAATGTTGAACTTTTCAACGTAGAAGATAATACTGTAACTTATCTTAGTGAGTCAGGTCAAGCCATTCGTGGTGAGTTTGATGACAAGGCTTTAAAATTAAACAACATTGTTATCGAAGATGCACGTTTGTTTGAAGATAAAGAAGTTTACTCTAAGTTAGTTGACAAGAAGGTTAATGGCTTCCTTGCTGATATTCTTGAAAATGATCTTGAGAAAGTCCAGGAAAGCTTTGATTCAATACTTGGTCTTTGGGAGACAAGACTTCATTTTGACAGAGTGAAGGAGAGACTTGTAGCTAAGATTGAGAGATTTGATGAGCGCACTAAGATTGTTTCAACTGAAGAGTTTGATCGCGTTGTTGAGATGAAAGATGATCTAGTGAAGATGCTTAAAGAGTCCTCTGGGTTTATTAATATTCCAGAGATCAGAAACACAATAAAGCTTTCCTCAGTGATCTCAAAGTCATTCAATACCCCAAGAATTACTTATGATTCATTGACCGAAGGTAAGACTTATGAGATTCCAGCTACAGTAAATCACACGCTATACGATCACCTTTGCAAGCACGAACTAATCACAAAGGAGCTTGTTGAGGCAAAGTCGAAGCTTGACACTGTATGGCTTACCAATGAGAAAGTTCAAAAGCTTCCAACATTCATTTACGAGTCAAATGAGAACGTAATGAAGCTTCTGTCGGAGATCATTGTTGATGTTCCATACTTTGCTATGGCTACAAAGAAGCAAATCTCAAATCTGGTAGAGAATAACCTTGATCTGCTCGTTGACACCAAGGCTGTCCCAGCCAAGGATGTTAAGGAGTTTGCTGCTAAGATCTTTGAGTTTAAGAAGCCAGTTAAAGAATATGTCACTAGCTTACTAAATGAGAAATATGGTGTGAATGTTCAGAACCTAACTGACATTCCAACCTTTGACGCTCTTGTCAAGACCCATATAGTAATATTTGAGTCACTTGGCAAGCTTAGTCCAAAGAATTCAGTTCTGAAGAAGACTCTTTATGAATTTGCTGAGTCACTTAAGAACAAGAATGGTGTCGAAGCTATCGACGTATCAGACTTCCTTGATTCTGTATTTAAGGATTGCGAATACGACAGCATTTTACACGAAACCAGTTTAATGAACTATCTTAATTTTGATAAGGTCGCTGATGATCTTGGAAAGATTGGACAAGTTCTAAAGATGATCCAAGCTGGCATGGGAATGGGTGCTGCCTCACCTGCTGCTGGTGGCGGAATGCCCCCTGCGGCCACAGGAATGGCTGCTGAGGTTCCCGAGGGTGAGGGTCAGTACGAGACTGATGGGGGAGAGGACGCTGGGATGGATATACTCCCTGACGAGGACGGGGAAGCTGGCGACGAGGTTCCTGCTATGGGTGCCGAGGATGCCGCCGCTGAAGTTCAAGGTGAGGAAGCCGCCGAGGAAATGGGCGACGAAGAGGGAGAGGACAGCGGTAACCTAGAAGGCTATGAAGACGAAGCCGAATTTGTTGATAAGGATGAGCTTATTGACAATATGAGAGAGCTTGAGGAGCTTATTGCCATGCTAAAGTCTGATATGGGTGCCGATGAGGGTGAGGAAGAAGGCATGGAAGGCGAAATGGGAGAAGAGGGTGAGGAGTCCGAGGAGGAGGGTGGTGAGTTTGGAGACGGTGACGGGGATGAAATGCCACCTATTGAAACCGGAGAAGGAGATGATGAGGTTCACATTGATGCTGAATCTCATAACAACGAAGACGAGGGTGAAGAGGAGGAGAGCGACGAAGAGCCTCCAGCAAAGCCAAAGAAGAAGAAAGGCAAGTCAGAAGACTGAAAGGTTTAATATATGCCAGCAGGACCTCGTACTACTCCGTTCCCTGTAGTAGTACAGTTTAGTGATTCAACAAATCCGTTAATTCCAGTAAAATTGCTGGAATCAAGTTCACTATTAGTCCCAAGTTTATCTGCTGTAACAGTAAGTGCTACAACTTATTTAAACCTTCCAACTCTTGGAGGAGAAGTTACAAGCATCTATCAACTTGCCAGCACTGGCATACTAGAGTTAACTTCATACTCAAGAAGTAATTTTGCAACCACGGGTCAGCTTCAGTCATACGTTCTAACTTCTACTAATAACAATCTAAGTTCGTTAGTAGCAAGCATTCAAACATCTACTGTAGGTCTTTCAAGCACTTTAGAATCCCACTTAACATCTGCTGTTCACTGGACAAGATCACAGTTAGATTTTGATTATTTGAATTCTTCGGGAGATACAGCCGACGCTGGATTCTACTTGAGTAGCGTTAGCGCAGTAAATCTATCTGCCACAAATTATTATAACCTGCCATCCACAACTCTAGTATGGAAGGAAGCTCAGGATATAGTTTTGTATGTTCACAATAAAACTACAGCTACAATATTAAAGGGCACGCCTGTAACGATTGTCGCTGGAACTGGCGGGGCAGGAGAATTTCCAAGCGTAGAACCTTTATCTTCTGTTAATAATCATGTGCCAGACGCATATGGGCTTTCTAATCACGTTGCTGGGTTAGCACAAGAAACCATATTGGCTGATGGTGTAGGGCATATTATTATAGAAGGTATACTGGAGGGATATGGCGCAGGGAATCCGTTAAATACTTCAATGTTTGAAGTTGGAGATATGCTTTATGTTAGCTCTAATGGACAAATATCAAACCAAAGACCGACTCCCCCTTATGAGATGCACCCAGTAGGGATCGTACTTAGAAAACACGCTGTAAATGGAAAAATTATTGTAAAAATTGAAAACGCCCCTGAATTAAATGATATAGTCGGATTTAATTTATCGCAAAGCATACTTGATGGTGACATCATAGCCTACGATCTTACGACCAGCACATTTAAGAATGTACAAGCATTAAATATTTCTGGAGCTAGTAAGTTCGGGTCTGTTTCAGCGACAACGTACCTTAATCTTCCAAACTTTGCAACGACTGCTACGAATGTAACAGCATTTGCAGGCACGGGTGTATTTGAGACTACATCGTATGCAAGAAATACTTACGCTACCACCGCATCCCTTGCAGGGTATGAGACAACAGCTTACGCTCGTAATAATTACTTAGTAACTTCAGTAAACGTAACCGCACTTAATGGCACTGGAGTATTTGAAACTACAGGGTATGCAAGAAATACCTATGCTACAACTGCATCTTTAGCAGCATACGAAACTACAGGATATTCTAGAAATAATTACGTTCTAACATCTACAAATAACGCATTAAGCGCATCTTATGCTGCCCACTTAGCTTCTGCAACAGTTCACTTTACCGCAGCGTCTTTAACTAGCACTTATGAGACTACAGGTTATGCAAGGAACACTTATGCTACGACTGCCCAACTAGGGACATATGAAACAACTGCATACGCTAGAAATAATTATGTTCTAACTTCCACAAACTCTAATCTAAGCTCAACAGTATCAAATCACTTAGCGTCTGCTGTTCACTGGAACTTGACCACGTTAAATAGTTATTATTTAAATGCGTCTGGAGATTCAGTAACTGGAGCATTCATCTTTGGAAGCGTAACAGCTACAACGATTAGTGCTACAAACTTCTCCGGTGCATCGTTAAGCGGATCCCTAAGAGACGTAGCCATAACTACAACACCAACGACTGGGTATGTGTTAAAATGGAATGGCTCTCGATGGGCACCAGCAGCAGATGACTCTGGAACAGGGGGTGCCTCCGAACCTGGAGGTGGAGAAGGGGATGTTCAGTACAACTTTGGGGGAGGCTTTGGTGGAGCAGCAGTATTTAATTATAATGAGGCTGCCCAAAAATTAATAGTTCCAAACTTTAGTGCTACGAATATCAGTGCCACAACGTACTTTAATTTACCAAGTGTAACAGCGTTAAATGGAACCTCAGTCTTTGAAACAACTGGATACGCTAGGAATACTTATGCTACGACAGCGCAGCTATCAAACTATGCTTTAACGGCTTCACTTGCTGCATACGAGACAACAGCTTACGCTCGCAACAATTACGTTCTAACATCCACTAACTCAGCTTTAAGCTCCTCTTACGATAATCACTTAGCTTCTTCAATCGTACACTTCACCGCAGCGTCTCTTACTAGCACTTACGAAACCACAGGATACGCTAGAAATACTTATGCCACAACGGCACAATTAGCTGGTTATGAGACCACTGCATACGCAAGAAATAATTATCTACTAACTTCAGTAAATGTAACTGCTCTAAATGGAACTGGTGTATTTGAGACTACCGGATATGCTAGAAATACCTACGCTACAACTGCATCCCTAGCGGCATACGAGACAACTGGGTACGCGCGCAACAACTACGTTCTAACATCTACAAATAGTGCATTAAGCTCATCTTATAATGCACACTTAGCATCATCCCTAGTTCACTTTACAGCAGCGTCCCTAACCAGTACCTATGAAACGACAGGGTATGCCAGAAACACCTATGCGACTACGGCTCAATTAGGGTCTTATGTTTTAACGTCTGTTAACGATGGGTTAAGCTCCTCATACAACAATCACTTAGCCTCCTCGATAGTTCACTTCACAGCAGCTTCGTTGACTAGCACTTATGAAACGACTGGCTACGCTAGGGATACTTATGCTACGACTGCCCAGCTAGGTTCTTATGCACTAACAGCATCTTTGGGTGCATACGAGACTACGGGGTACGCTCGTAACAACTATGTTTTAACATCTACAAACTCAGCCTTAAGCTCCTCATACAACAATCACTTAGCCTCTGCCTCAGTTCACTTCACAGCAGCTTCACTAACCAGCATTTACGAAACCACAGGGTATGCTAGAAACACTTATGCTACTACGGCAGCATATGCAACTACAGCTTCCCTTGCTACCTATGAAACAACTTCGTATGCTAGGAACAACTACGTCTTAACATCTGTAAACTCAAATTTAAGCTCGACTGTATCCAATCACTTAGCCTCTGCGGTACACTGGCAGCTATCGACACTAAACAATAATTATGTTAATGCGTCTGGCGACTCTGTAACAGGGAGCTACTATTTCCAAAATCTAAGCTCTTTAGCATTCAGTTCTAATATTGTGTCTGCCACTAAAGTATATCCAGCATCAGCAGCTAGAAGAAACTGGGTGTACTTTGGAGACCCCGTTGATGGATCTTTAACTCAAGCATCTGGTGGAATGTTTTGGTTTAGTGGAAATGCTAGATTAACTGGATTTCCTATTCCATCTGCAACATTATTCACCCATAGAGTAGCACTGGCAGCAGGCGACACCAAAACCGGAGTATTTTTTGGCGGATTCTCTGCAAATGCTGGGTTAGCTCCACAAGACGATATAAGAGAATATGAACCTCCTGAATTTATACCGCTAACGTCTCCAACAAATAATTTAAACTTTATAGATACTTCAGGTGAATTATCTTATACTACAAATATAACATTAACAACAGATCAAGCTCTTAACGATCAATTAAATGTAGGATCTTTGAGTGCTGAGTTTGTGTATGTTAACTCTAACTTATATGCAAATGATATATCAGCAACTAATTATCAAAACTTACCAAGCTTCGCAACTACAGCAACTAATGTAACATCCTTCGCAGGAACCGGAGTCTTTGAAACCACTGCATATGCGAGAACAAATTACTCTCTTACAAGCCATAATCACAGCTTTTCTGCTCTTAGTGGACTGTCAGATGTTCAAGTAACCTCAACTCCAACCACAAATTATGTATTGAAGTGGAATGGATCTAAGTGGGCACCCGCAGTAGATAATACCGGCGGGGGAGAATTACCAAATGCATTTGCAATTATTGAAGATGAATCTGCGAACACTGTAGCAGCAGTGGGGGAAGATACTGTAAAATTTGTTAGCAGAAATAACGGAATTACGATAACTACTGACAATTCTCAGACTCCACAAGAAGTAATTTTTGAGGTCGCTGAGGCTGAAGTAATTCATAATAATTTATTTGGATTAACCACCGGAAACCCACACACTCAGTACGCTACATTATCAGGTGCTATATTTACAGGTCAAGTAAAAGCTCCTTCAATATCGGCTACAGATTACTACAATCTTCCATCAGGCACAGCCCTATGGAATGCCAGTCAGCTAGAGGGTGTAAACGTAACTTCTACAGCCCCAACAACGGGCCAAGCCCTTGTATATAATGGATCGGAGTGGCAACCCTCATCTCTTCCCACCGGAGGAGCAGGCAGTACAAGTCCAGGAGGATTAGACAAAAGTGTTCAGTTTAATAATAATGGATCCTTTTCAGGTACTTCAGATTTCAACTACACTGCTAGTTCACAGACATTAATTGTTCCAACCATAAGTGCCACTACTTATCAGAATTTACCTAAAGATTGGACATTAGTTTTAAAGACTGCTGATCAAACAACAATAAGCAATACAACTTTAGTTGATGATACTCATTTAAATTTCACTATGGAAGCTAATGAAACTTATGCCATAAGACTGGAAGCTTATTTTAATACAAATGCAACTGCTGACTTTAAGTATGGATTCAGGGGAACTCAAGCTGCAACAGATGTCCACCTAAGAAGAGATGCCATTGTTGGTGGTGGAACTGGCTATACTACGATAGCCATTTCAACTGCCTACAACACAGCGGGAACTGCTCTTACTGGAACTGGCACAGATGGATATATTTCAATATCTGGGTTCATAGTAAATGGAGCCAATCCCAGTACCTTCTATTTTACATGGGCGCAGAATACAAGCAACGCAACTAACTCCACAGTATTCAAAGGAAGCTACTTAGAGTATTGCAAGGTATAATATGGAGACTAAGACTACAATATTATCAGCTAGCAGTTTTATTAACTACAGTGAGCCAATCATTATAATTCAAGATTGTTCCGGTACAGAATTTTATGATATCTCAAGAATAGTTTGGAAATATAAATTTGGAACCAGCGGATTTGATTATAATGGTAAATTTATATTCCAAATAGCCGATGAGAGAATATCTACATTACAGGCAGACAGTTTGAGTTCCTTATCTAGTGTTGCCTGTGTGTCAAATGCAAACTTATGTGTCGATAGAGAATGCCCTAAAGTAACTTTAGGTGCCGGATTAAGACTTCATTTATCCGGCACCCCGCCAACTCAAGGTGATGGAGAAGTTGTTATAGAAACACATTTTTCTATGGACGATATAAATAGGATATATAACTAAAGATTAAACTATAATAATTTTATGACTATTGGACCTAAGCCTAATCCTAGACCTCTTATTCTTCACGTTGACAGTGAGACAGGTATTCCTTATAGACTCGCGGAATCAGATAGCTTAACTGTACCTAATTTAACTGTAACTAATATTAATGGTCAAAGCTATACCCCTGGAGTTGGCCCTGGAGGGATAGATCCAACAGCAATAAATGTAACTTCATTACAGGGCACTGGAACCTTTTTTTTAACGGCTTTAACTGGTACGTTTGTCTTAACAGCTACCACAGGAGTTTTTGCTACTACAAGTTATGTAAATGATGAATTAGCCGATTATTGTGGCCCACTTACAACTCCTGCTCCAGGCGATATTGCTTATTACGATGGTACTTGGCAAAAGTTAACTGTTGGATCAAATGGGCAATATTTAAAAGTAACAGCGGGATTACCAGATTGGGATGATCTTCCTGGTGGAATATCCACTCCTGTATCTATAGCTGATGGTGGAACTGGGAGAACAACTATGACTGCTGGTAGAGTTCTTTTCTCCAGGTCTGCTACCTCTGTTGATGATGATTCAAATTTAACATTTGATGGAACAACTCTAGCTACTAATACATTAACTCTTACAACACCTTTAAGTGTTGCTAACGGTGGAACCGGAAATACCGCTGTTCCAACCGCTAATCAAGTGATATACTCGGATGGTACAAAATTAGTGTCAGAAGCAGGCTTTGAATATAATCCAACAACAAATAAATTTTCCGTATGTGAGGTTGGATTAACAGTAGCTTTAAGTGTTGCTAATGGGGGAACAGGCGGAACAACCCAAGAAACAGCAAGAACTGGATTAGGGCTTGGAACTATAGCGACTGAAAATTCTCCACTGCCTGCAAATAAAGGTGGAACTGGGACCACAACTGTCCCAGCTAACGGAAGAGTTCTTATCTCTGATGGTACAGCTTTTACTTCTGACTCAACTTTAACATTTGATACTGGAACAGATACTTTAAGTACTAATACATTAAATCTTACAAATGCTCTAGCAACTGCATATGGTGGAACTGGTAGAACATCATTTGTAACTGGTGCAATATATGCTAATTCTACTACTTCAATAGAATCACATCAAGGATTGACAGATTTAGCTGGGTTTGCTGATAATAATCCAGTTGGAAGTTATCCAAATATTTACCCTAACTATGCAGCAATTCCATTTGTTGGACTTACAGGAAGATATATTAGATTACAAACTGGAATGTCTATTGGCAATGGAGCAAATATTTATGGAAAGGTTCTAAGACTTTATGACCCTCTAGCCGGATCGACTCCAGATAATCTTGCAGAGCCAAGATGGGAATTTTTAGATGCTGCTGATGTAGGAGCACAACCAGCAAATGCTCAGTTAGATTTATTAGCTGCTTATGCTGACGCAGCAGCAACTGGAACTTTAGTTTATTCATATGATGGTAATTGGACTCCTTTGTATGCTAATCAAGCAGATGCTGGAAAAGTATTAAAACTCGTAGCAGGAGAGGGTTTCGTTTCTCCTACCTGGGGGGTAGATACGTTCACAGATAAAGCAAATATAAATTCAAGCTCTGTTACCCCTTCTGCGGTGTCTGCAACATATCAATATGGATCTCCTTTTGTATGGCAATATGGATTTGATGCAGGACTTGACGCTCAAGTAACTGCTACAAATGGATGGTGGGGTGGATTGCAGTTAAGCAGTTGGATTGGGGATGCTTTACTTCCTGAATTAGATAATTTCTACATAACAAATAAAACAGGATATTATCCAAGTGCAAACCTTAGTGTAGTTTCCTTGAGTGCTACAACTGTATCTGCGACTAATTATTTAAATCTAACAGGCACTTGGGACTTATCCACATTAAATAGTTACTATATTAACGTATCAGGAGACTCAGCCAACGCTGGATTCCATTTCTCATCTGTAAGTGCTAATGGTATGGTGCTGTCCGCTGCTGCTACGGCAAGTATTCCACTACAAGTTAGATTTGCAAGCGGATCTACAGCTAGCCATGCAGTATTTGCAAGTGCAGATGGAACTGAAATAGCCAGATTAAATCTACGAGGAACAAATAACTTGTTCCTTGGAAAGAATTCTGGAAATAGCTGGAGTACGGGATCTAATAACGTAGCTATAGGTCATCAAGCATCTCAATTCCTGAGCACTGGAAGTGACACTGTAGCGATAGGATCTAATGCTAACTACAACTCTACAACGTCACAAAGAAATACTTCGATAGGATCTAACGCAGGATCGTATCCAGGAACGTCTACAGATAATGTAAATATTGGTTATTATGCTGGATATACTCAAAAAGGATCATTCAATGTATCAATAGGTCCAAACGTAAATTATAGTAATTTTGGGTCTGGAAATGTAGGCTTAGGGTATCAAGCTCTAACTCGCAATACCAGTGGAACAGGTAATATTGGAGTAGGTTATAGGGCAGGCTATGGATTTAGTTCAACTGCATCAAACAATATTGCCATAGGGCAAGATATAAACATAACTGAACCAACTACTTTCTCAAATACAATTGTCATTGGAAGCGGTACAAACTCTACAGCTAGCAATCAAACAATAATTGGGCACCCTCAAACTTCATCAACAATTATTAGAGGTGCTGTGTCTGCTGCAAGTTATGTGAATGCTCCGACTACAAGTGGAGCATTTACTTCTGGAGATATTTTATACTATAATGGCAGTTTTTGGATCAGTCTACCTAAACCAACAAATCAAGCTGTTCTTATATTTCAATCTGGTGCATCTTATCCATCTTGGATAGAGGCAGATCCAGGGCTTGGAACTTATTCTCTTCAAAGTATAGATGGAACAATTCAGTGGGCTGGATAGTAATTTGGTATCAATCCTTAACCATATCCCCACGTTTAATAGAATTAAAGAGTCTTACAAGTAGATACTGACGGGGCTAATAATCCTGGAGCAATTAGTTGGGTTGCTAAGTAATCTAATTAATAATATCTCCTCGTTTCATAGAGGACAATAATCTTGAAACGAGGTTATCTCTAATCCCCTCTAATTCCTTGATAGCATTACTCAGTGTGTTAAATGTGTCCAACCCAATTTGTTTTTCTTTTAACGACACTATCTCAGCGCACACAGTATCCATGCTGTTCTTCTGAGTTTGCGTAAACTTGTAAAGTGAATCTAAAACAATGTTTGCTGGTTTCATAATTTTATCCAATTAATCTCATGGCCCTCTTTTCTGTAATGCTTGATTCTCTGCTTAGAGTGATCGTTCATGTATGGTATTTCATCCATAAAGTCGTACACCATTACGGATGACTTACCGTCCATTTTACGCATACCACGACCAAGCCCCTGAATCGTAGGGATCTTATCCTTCAGACCTCTAGCATTGATGAGATGTGAAATCTCTTCGATGTTAATTCCTGTTTGCAATACTTTTGTTCCTATTAGGAATGCTGCATTCTTAGACTTGATAAATCTTTTGATAGCCTCTTTACGCTCAGAGATTGAGTTAACACCTTCCAAAGTGTATGAGTTAGGTATAGCTCTTCTAAGAATCTCAAGATGAGCTAGGTTCTTTACCAGTATACAAACTTTAGCTGTAGGATTATTGGCGGAAATTTTTAAGGCAAGATCAATAATGAGACGGTTACGTTTGTCTGAGTTTACAATAAACTTTTCATACAAGTTGGCGTAAGAATCTGTCATATCTTGCTCCGACAGATCATCCTTGTACTCTATGATCTGTATAACAGGCTTTGCCAACTTCTGTTCGCTGATCAAATCCTGAGTGGTCTTGGTCGTAATGATGCTTCCGAACGCACCACGGAGCGTTAGCTGACCAATGGGATCATCTGGAAGAGTAGCGGTAAATCCGAAACGGTAGTTAGCATTTGGAAAGCTTTGTATTGCAGCAACGGCAACCTCGCCACGACAGAATTTATGAACTTCGTCAACAATCAACACCTCTGATTCGTTTAGATGACTGTCAAATATCTTCTCAATACTTTGAACGGTTGACAGCATTATTCTGCCGTTCTTGTAATCGCCGCCTAGATTGATCCCTACATCCTTGAATCCGCACTTCTTAGTTAAGTAGTCGAACGTCTGGGTAAGGATGCTTCTCTCGTCAAACAGTACGACTACCTTCTTATCTGGAAAGGCAGTAAGAAGTGATGCTAAGATTAACGTCTTGCCGGATCCAGTTGGGGATAGGATTAAGGCTCGTTCAGACTTTATTGCATCCCCAACTGCCTTCTCTTGATAATCGAATAGCTTAAACTCTTTTATGCTGGTCTGAAATGTTCGCTCAGACTCAGAAGAGCGTTCCCTTTCTATCTCAGGAGTGCAGTTAATCGCCGCAAGATCCTGCAATATCAATGGCAGCAGCCCAGTTTTGAATCGACCAGCGGGGGTAATAAATCTCTTCTTACCGTCCCACCCCCTGCGTCGATACGCGGGCGTAAACTGATATCCCTGGACGGGGAATGCCCACTTGTCTGATAAAACTTTTATTATTTGTGGGTTATCAGTTTCGATTAAGGAGTCTATAATACCAACCCTAATTTTCATACCTACTATTATAGTAGATATAGGAATTATATGTCAAACTTAGATAAATTTCAACCCGATAGAGACTCCCGTTTAGAAAAGCTTTTTGGTGATATCCCGCTAGAGACAGATATTTTAATTCGTCTGCCCAGCGAAGGGAAGTTTTATACGGGGGGAAAGGCAGAAGTGCTTGTAAGTCCAATTAAATTTGAAGACGAAAAGCATATGTCAGTTAGCGTTAAGAATGGAGTAAATCCAGTTAATTTCCTACTGTCAAAGTGCGTCAAGGGGCTGGATCACAATAACCTACTCTTGATAGATAAGATGCTTCTTCTACTTAAGATTAGAGAGATATCCTACGGGGAAGAATATCCAGCCATGGTTATTTGCCCTAAATGTGATTCTGAAAGTGAAATTAAAATAAATTTAAATAACTTAATAGTTAAGCACATCCCAAATGATATAGAAGACCCTAGAGAGATAACTCTGCCAAAGCTAGGCAAGAAGGCTAAGGTTAGATTTCCAAGGGTGTCAGATGAGCAGTTTTTAAATAGCCAGGAGCAGATTTACTCTAATATTTGGAGGTTCGTAATAGAGCTAGACGGGTCTACGGACCCAGTTTTTATTAGTAAAGCCATCCCAAGAATGCATATCCGAGACGTTAAGTTTATATTAAATAATATAATGCGTAACGATTTGGGCTTAGATCCAAAGTTTATCCTAGAGTGCGGAGTATGCGGAGGGGAGTCGGAAATCACCGTTCCAGTTAACGAAAATTTTTTTTCAGTGACCTAACTGAAAAGATAAATATAGAAGACCTCCTTCTAGAAGCCTACATATTGGTAAGTAAATGCCATTTTACTTACCAGGATGTTAGAGTTATGACAAAGCTCGAAAGAGCAGTGTTCATAAAATTGTATACTAGGGATTTGGAAGCTCAGAAAAATGCTATTGAACAACATAAAAATTAGTGATCGGCACAATCGCCCAGCAGTCCTAGAGAAGGTGGGATTGCAGGCTATGTTCTTAGTTGATGGTCAGTATGCTGACCCCTATCAAATAAGTGCCGTAACTATCTATTCAAGAACAGCAAATTTATCCCCCAGCACAGTTCTAGATTCAACTACTCAGTTGCTAGACTCTGACTCCAGCGGCGCGATAAAGATGAACTTCTGCAATTCATCTGTATACACTAGCAGCGTTGCATTTGATGCCTCAAATTACACTGGCGGCCAGACCGCTAGCGGAATTTACCGTACAGGCGTCGGAAGATATGTCGTTGTGCTAGACGGAACTGTTACGTTAATAGGTAAGAACAACCTATTCGGTCTTGATTCAGCTATCCAAAACTCTGCTGCAAATACTGGCGACTATATTGATGTTTGGACAATCAAGATGGCTGAAGGGTCAGACCTTCAGGTAGTGATTAATGATTTCACCCTGCGAAAGGGTGGATTCACGGTAATCACCGAGCCTTTGATGTTGAAGGCTAAGTCGAGATTGATCAACAACAAAGTAACACTTGGATCAAAAGTCGATATCAAGATTGGAACCAACATCGCTGTTGAGAACACAATCATTGATGACGGAATAAAGAACTTACTCCGCGACAACGTAATAACCAGCGGCTCTGTTGAGATTGTTAAAATCAACGAGGCTGCCAACCTTCCTGCTAAGGTTACAGTTTCATCATTCGCTCAAACATCTGGCTTAACAACCATGTCAGCGGACAACGTGATGATTCTTACCTGGGACACCGCCACACTATCTACTCACCCTGAAGTGCTTGCTGGCAACTTTGATTCCACGCGCGGGGTGTACGCTATCAGAGCTAAGTACAGTCTATTCAACGAAGTGTTGATTACAGATCCAATGTACTTAACCCTGACATAATATCCCACTCGTTCATCTCAAACAAACGAGTAGTTTTAACTGCGGTGAGAAGGGCAGTTGGATCGACTGCCCAAGCTTCGTTCCAATCCTTATACTTCTTGGGAGGGAAGCAATAGTAGATTTGAGGCATTCTCATGTGTCTGCGTAGAAGCTCAAAGCTACGAAGACCATCAGTTCCAGCCCTATCATTGTCGTAAGCAACTACAATCTTGCCTTGATAGTACTTCAGTTGCTCTAACTGAGCTTTGGACACATGGCACGATATTGTGGTCGTGGCATTAAATCCAGCTAGCTGCAAGGAGATGGCGTCGATTGCACCCTCACAAATATACAAGGGGTCTTTGCTGTCATACTTAAATGGGAATAAGATGGCAGAAGACTTAATACCTCTGAAGTTAAGATACTTAGGTTCCTGACCAAACAAGGATCTAGCCTGGAAGTAGTAGATGTTTCGCCCATTATCGTAGGGGATAATAAGTCGGTTACGATAGGGGCCATCAGTCGTGTAATAAAAGTCTCCAAAGTGCGTGATGCGCCGATCAATTAAGAACAGGGCGGCTGCACTGTTAACTTCGTCAAAGGAGGAGATGTCTACCCTGCTAAATGCCTGCGAGAAGTCCTCTGGGAGCCGTTCTGGCGGGCTTTCAGGGGCGGGGGCCTCTACCGGCTCAGAGAAGAATTCCTCGACCAGGAATCGCTTATAAGCGTCCTTATAGGAGATGTTCTCTAGGCGAGCAAAAAGGTGCAGGAAGTTACCCTTCTCACCAGACTTAAAACACTGCCAAAGCCCACTATCTAGGTTTACGGACATATGCCGCTTTGGATCGTGGTCTAAGAATAGGGAAGGTATCGTAAGTTCACGTTCGCCACTTATTAATTTATATTTTCCCTGAAACTTTTTAAGTAAGTAGTCTCTAATATAAGTTGAGGATATCATGTTTATAGACCGACTAAGTAGTTCAAAAAGTGACGTAATTGATCAATGTTTGCTCAAGTACGACTATAGATATATAAGGAAGTTTCCTGGCTACCCATCAAAGAATGAGGACGCTTTGGACTTCGGAACTTACATACATAGAATTTTCGAGCTTGGGCATACTGAGAATCATATCTCCGAGCTAGAAAAAATAGCAGAAAACATTAAAAAAGATTACAAGGTGCCTCTGATCTATAAGGACAGAATCACCCAATGCCTTCGTCACTTTTTAAGGTTCAATGGTGGGCTGGGAGAGACCATGGCAGTGGAGCATGAGTTCTCCGTAGACTTAGCAGAGGGTATTAAGTATAACGGCTTTATTGACCGCATCGTAAAGGGTCAGCAAGGCGGCATCTTAATCATCGACTACAAGACTTCTAAGAAAGAGAAGACGCGCATGGACCTCTCTCGGGACAAGCAGCTAATGGGATATGCCTTTGCTGTCTCCCAAGAGTTTAAGGTTCCTCTAAGCGAAATCTGGTGCGCTCACTATTACCCTCTAACGGATAATCTTGTATCCGTAAAATACCCTCAATCGTCAATCAATATGTGGCGCGAGAAGGAAATCAACAAGGTCTGGAAGATCCGCAAGAAGAAGAAGGACGAGTTCCCAGCTATGCAGAATCAGTTCTGCGAGTGGTGTGAGTATAAACCAATGTGCCCTGCTTTCAACGACAACTGCACAGTTCAGACAAGACTGGAGGAGCAGGCTAAACTAAAGGCTCAGAAAGAAGCTGAAGATCTACCTAAAATCAATGGGTGATAAACCCCAATCTCAATAGCGTCAAAGAAGTTTCTAACTTGCTCGATGGAGTAACCGCACTTCTTTGACAGGTGCTTCGTCAGCGATTCCATCTTTATTGGCTTTCTGTCTTTTAAAGACTTTATAATCTTAGATTGAAATTCTTTAATAAACTTAGTACTGAATCTATATCTCCACTTATCTATGAAGTCATCACTTAAAGTAAAGTTTATTAAATCTATAAAGTCTACAATGTCTATATCAAAGTTAGTCATATATAATACATATTAGAGAGGACTTTGATTAAATTTAAAAGCCTTTTTTAAATATTTCAAAAATATTACAATGATAAGGATCCCATTTTTTAGCAAGAAGCCACCTCCGGTAGTTGGATACGATGAGCCTGAGGATGAGGATGAGGAAGATGTATTGGATCCAGAAGAGGAAACAACTGATGGGCCTCCAGGATATAAATATAAAACATTCCCTAGAAGTCCTTTGACACTGCCTCCAGGGGAAATAGTTAAGCTAGTATATGCTGGTAGCGGAGACAAGACTGTATTGATTACAGCAACAGAGCGTGGTCCTCGTGGAAACTTCTTGTCTACCAGAAACAATGATTTACTATGCTGTTTTGAGGTAGATTCTGAGTCACTTACATTTAAGCTTATCCTTAGGTTGTTTCATAAGAAACAAAATAGATGTCACTACAAGCTGATGCCAGGATTTTTAAAGTTTATATTTGGATTAAGTGCTTTTAAGACTTTAAACATAATTAAAATAGGATCTATGGAAATCCTATTAAAAGACATTAAAATAAAGAAGTAAGTATATAGTATAGAGGAATATTAAATGGCTAGAGTAGGCTCCCAAGCAGTCAATGATTTAACAGACGAGCTTAAAAAGCTTTCAAAGATGTCTCAAGACCATCATAAAACTTTCAAAGGTTTTATGAGATTGTTCGGTCATTTTACTAAAAACTCTCAGTCATTCTTTAGAAGTTTTCAATCAGGTGGTGGACCTGGGGGGCCTGGGGGTGGAGGTGGGGGAGGTGGGGGAGGCGGTAGAGGTGGTGGAGGTGGTGGAGGTGGAGGCGGCGGGGGCGGCGGGGGTGGCGGGCTTGGCGGTGGCAATGATGATTCTAGACGTAGGGGATTTATTGAGGGGGTCATGCAGAGGACCGCTGGAACGGTTATCCAAGCTATTAAAACAATGGATGAAGTGCAAGTTCGTGCGATGGCAACGAACACATCCTTATCCAGACTAGAATCACAACTCCCAGATGTTGGGATTAGAATTTCTACGTTAGCTAATGAAATCTTAGATTTTAGAGAAATGGGAGTTAGGAATCTTAGTGATTCAACTCTAAAATTAGTTGGAACAATGAAACTGACTGGGCAGAGCACAGCATCTCTTCAGAAGTTTATTGGTAAAACTTCTATAGCATTGAATATGAACACCCGAGAAATTCAAGGCATGACAGCAGAGCTTGGTAAGACCGCAGTTGCTTATGGAATGAGCCAAGAAAAAATGTTTGATGTGGCTAGTACTCTTGCTGAGTCATTAAAAATGTCTACAGTGTTTGGAAAGGGACAAACCACGACCGAGGCATTTGCAGAGATTGGTGCTTCCTTGGGCGATAGATTAACCTCAGAGCTATCTGTTGTTGGAGAGTTTCTAACTGGCGTTGGACAAGAATCTGCTGCTTTATTTGCAGGAGTAATTAACAATCAAAACAAATTCTTGATGGCTTCAAAAGAAGAGCAAAAGATGTTGATTAAAGATACGGTCAACACTTACATGAGAACTTTTGAAGCACAGACAAGAGGGATTGCTCCTACATCAGGTGGAAAGAGGCAAGTACAGAATGTAATTGAGCGAATGGGTGGAATGCAAGTCTTTGAAGCGATGCGTGCAACCCAAAAAGGTTTTGAGGATGCTGTAACTGCAACTAAAGAAAATACACAAGGTTTGTTTTCTCTTAAAAGCATGGAAGAGAAATACATTCAATCAATTGAAAAATCTGCTGCTGCTCTAACAATAATTTCAGAAAACATTCCTAGAACCGCAGCCCAAAATGTTGCGGGGGTAGCGGGAACTTTAGCTACAGGTGCGGGCATTGCTGGACTTGCGACTAACATTGGAACAAAAATAGCTCAGAGCAGAGGAGTTGCAGCAGCGTTAACTAGAGTTGCACCTGGATTAGCTGCGCGAATAGCTGCCCGAGCAGCCGCTGGAGCGGCGATAGGAAGTGTATTGCCTGGAATAGGAACTCTCATAGGTGCTGTCGGTGGTGTAGCGACCGCTGTTTGGGCTGGGGCTGAAATACTAGATGCAATGAAGCCCGATATAAAAGCCACTGCTGACCAAACTGCTAACATACCACCAAAACCCACAACCACTGCACCTGACCCTCAAAGACCAATAGGTATCTTAGATAGCTTGAACATGATGGTTAAATCTTTAACTCCTCAGGTGGATACTACAAATAAAGCTGGTGTGGATGTTCAGAAACAAGCTCTTGGAGTCTTAACCCAAATAAATGATAATCTGTCTAACATGAGAAGAGACCAGCCGTTAGCCATGAAGTTAAAGTACTAATACTATGGTAGCCATAAACAAAATTATAAAGTCTCGATATCTCCCAGAAAGATCATATCTTTATTACCAGTATCCTGATACTAATGAAAGGTCTATTGAATTTTATTTCCCTCTACTAGAGAACATAGACATTAGTGAGTCTCAAAGACCTAACTTGGGTGTGTACGATCTCCTTGGTAGACCGGGAAATCTATACTCCTACCACGGAGCAAAGTCTAGAGAGTTTAATTTACGTTTTAATATAACTCTACCAAATATTGCAGATTATATTACTAACATTGGACTGCATGAACAGTTTGCAGATTCTTTTAGATATTTTTATAATGAAAGAGATAGAGAAAAAAGAAGACTTAAAAGAAACTCAGATAAAAATAACAAAAAAACACAAAACTTTGATTTAGATAGAGGAAATGAATTTGGGGTTCCATACTCTGAAAGAGCAGAGAATAGATACTCCTCTTTACTTCCACCACCCACAGGTGCAGAGTTAGTTCTTCAGCAAATAGCAAAATGGACTAATAACGCTATTTCTGATTTTGAATCTTTTCTTGGATTAACTAAGCAAACTCCAAAACAAGCAAGAAACTCTATAGATTATTTAATTCTTTTAATAAACGTAATTAGAACTTCTACATTAAATAATTCAAGAAATACAAGTATGGGGCCGCCCACAATTTACATAAATCATGGAACTATGTATAACAACATTCCATGTATTTGTACAAACTACAACGTAAGACTTGTTTCTGAGAATGGATATCATTTAACAACAATGACTCCTAAGCAAGTAGAAGTAACTATGAATTTGTCAGAAAATAGAGTTGGAGATTTTGGACTTTATCAACCATTTACTTTAATTCAAGGCGAGAATATAGTCGGCTGGGAGGCAATCATAGAAGAAAGAACTCTAGATCCTTGGAACAATAAATTTGGGGAGTATGATAGTGATGTTTCCTATAATGCAATAAGAGAGCAAGAAGAAGCTGCTGCTGCTGCTGCTGCATTAAAAGCAGGAGCAGGTAATAAAGGGAATTTAACAAATCAACAAATTTTAGATCTGGCAAGAGATCCAGTTTTTGGGGATAGCATATGAAATATATAAATCACTATACTCAAGGCTCATTTAAACTTAATTACTTAGGTAAAGAAATTACGGTAAGTGATTCCACAGCTTTATCAAATTTTATTTCAACACTCCAAAATTTAGAAGTAGATGTTATTACTATAGCTCCAGGCTATGAACATCGCCCAGATAGAATATCAGAACTGTTTTATGAAACACCGACAAAAGATTGGCTGATTATGATGTTCAATAATATTAAAGATCCATTTCAAGGTTTAAATGTGGGGGACACCCTATTATTACCTAAGTTATAATTATGACATCTAAAATAAGCACAGTTCTAAATCCAAATATATTCATTACAAACAACTATGAAATTGTAAAAGAATATTTCTTGCAAGATAATTATTTTAGAATTGAGCAGCTTCCACAGAGAAAGGGACAGTCTCTATTAATAACAGGTGGAGGCGGAAACAAATATTTACAATCTTTTGAGTTTTCTTATAATTACGACAATACAGACAAACTAAAAGTGTCTATGGAGTTTGTAGATACTGACGGAAATTTTGAGCAAGAGTTTTTTGGATTCAATTTAAATAATGCTAAAACCTCAATAGCAAGCAGATTTAAACAACTTGCATCTACTAAAGCCTCCCAAAACACAGAAGCATTGGATAAATTTGATATAGAGAACTACATTAATAGTTATAACAGATTATTTGTTGCTTTTGGGTGCGGTAGTGATTTAAGAAATTGGAGTGATGTCCATGTAGTTATTGCTCATGATATTGCTGTAGATATTTCTAATGGAATCAGAAAGTACAGATACACTTTTTTTCCAAGCACCTCAGCATTCTTCAAACCAAAGCTAATCTTTAATTTAGACTCTCCAAACCCACAAAGAGAATTTTTATTTACAGACAATATTGATGGCATCTTCTCTTATGTTGAAGCTAATGATACGGATAACACAAACGATGTTGTATACAAAGTTTTGAAGAAGTACATAAGTGATGTTACCATGGTAAAGCAAGACAATATAATTGTTGTCTTACCAAATTTAATTTCTGTTCTTAAGTTACCACCTGCTGAAATTTTTGAAAAAATGGGAATAGAAATTGAAATTTTAAAAAATTCAATAACGACTTTTGTTGATTCAATGAAGAAAAGACGAGGTATAAGAGCAGTTAATAATGCTCAATTATCTCAGATTGAAGCAAATGCTCAACTTATCTCAGAAGACAAAACAGCATATGTGTTAAAAGCTAAAAAACCAAAATTAACTGATACATCTAATCCAGAGTTAAATCCAAATTTTCCTGATTTTTATTTTCCATTAAACAAAATAAACAGTTATCTAAAAGGTGCTTTAAATACTGTTGATAATTTAGTTGCTATAGAAGAGACGAATTCAAAAATATTAAAGTTTTTTGAATCTAAAAAGTTAATCAAAGATGCAAGCCAGAGATGCATTATTTTAGGATTTGAAGGCATGGTAAATGAATATGTTTACAGAAACTATATCCCTGGGGAGGAGCTAAATAGTGTTCAACAAGCCGCAGAGCAAATACTAAAAGATTTTAAACCTAGTTTACAAATAATGCCATCTAATGAGAAAACAATACTTTTAGATACAAAAAGTTATGGATTAGAATTTATAAATACAATATCAAGAAAAAAAACTTCTTCTAATTTTTTTGAAAAAACTGATTTAGATGAATTGGCTATAAATGAATATGGAAAAAAAGTTTCTGAAGCTTTTAAAGTGGAGGGAAATATATTTGAACTTTTTGATATTCCAGTATTTACTAATAATTTAAAAAATTCAAACATACTAGAAATAAATTTAACAGAAAGTTCAATGTATTTGGCTGGGATAAGCTTAACTCTTCAAAATAACTTTCATAAATTTTACGTTTCAGAAGTTCAAAAAAATATAGAAAATGTAAGTATTGGGGGAGTCGCAGTAACCTCTATATTTGATGAATATTTAAAAATATTAACTAGAGCCACCCAAGTAGAAGCTTATGATTCTAGTGGTAATGTTAGAACTCCAGATTTAAAGAAAGATTTTGAGTTATTAAAAAAAGCGTTAATTCAACATTTTTTTATAGCTGGAAAATTAAATCAAAACCCTTTAAGGAAAGATGGGTCATTTAATTACTACAAAGCAGCCGGTTCTAGCGAAACAGGGACATTGCAGGATAATGAATTTGAAATCGTAAAAAAATCATTACCTTATGCACCTCAAGGATTTGCTGGGGTTGGTTTGGCTCAAAACGGAGATCTTACACTAATTGTAAAACCTGATGGATCTAGGTCTTATGATTATACCAACAAAGGAATTGAATCTGCCATAGCTAAAGAGTTAGGGTTTGATAGATTGCTTACCTCAGAAGAAATAGGAAACATTTTTGAAAAAGAAACAAATAGAAGAATTATAGATTCTTTTTTACAACTTATAGTTGCTAATGGAGGAAATTTTAATACTGATCTAGCACTTTTAGCTCTTGCAATAAATACTGCAAATGACGGAGAATTCAATAAAGTAAACGCTAACTTTAACCTAAAACAAAAACAAGACAGAGTGTTTCAGTTTGCAGCAGTTCTTGGTGGCCTATTTAATATTAATAGTTCGCTAGATCCAGAGCAAGCTTTAAGAAATGTTGCAGTTTTTAAAAATAATGGAGTTTTATTTACCCCTAAAGATTTTGGATTATCCCAAGAAGCCATTGCTGCGGAATTATTTAATCATTTAAATAGATACGGTTATAAAATAAATATTAAAACGCTTCCATTTTTTCATTTAACTTCTTTTAGAACTATGACTTATAAACCGTGTTACCTGTTCTCTAAGAAAATTTTATTAAATAATGATAGAACTAGAAAATTAACTGGTAATGACTTAGACTTTTTCTCAGGAGCATATAATATAGCTGCGTTTAAGCACGTTATCTCAACTAAGGAGTGCTATTCAGAGTTCTTGCTAGAGAATGTTGCTGGAACAACTTACGACGTATAATTTATGGAAATATTAAAGGGAATTGTTGGGCCATACAAAGATCCTACTGAATCTGGTAGAATGAATGTACTATTTAAAGGTAGAAAGGGATATGTTGAAGTAATATACACCTCACCTTACTTTGCAAGATATTATCATGGAGTATTTGCTCCTCCAGCAGAGCACTCAGAAATATTAGCTTTCTATGATGGAACAAATTATTATTACTTATCAACTGTAGTCAATCATTCTGAGTTCATGGGCCAGACTGCCACAGAGGAAGATGGAAGCCCAGCTAAACTATCGAGTGAGTACAATGCCTATACTCCCTCAGGAAATCCAGCGGTGATGACCTTTAAGAATGAGCAAGACGCTGGAATGAAGATTTCTAATTATTATTACAAAGCATCCCCACCATCAACAGAGACTAAAATTGTAAGTAATGTATCAATAAAATCAAGCACTAATAACAGATTAATTCTTGGGGATGGGCCAGATTTAGATTGTGTGATGCTAAAAAATAAGCATGGGGACGGGCTTACTATTGGTTCTACTTTAACTGGGTTTGCTCCATTAAAAAATGTTCCATACTCAGAAAGATCTGTAGTAATCAATACTTTAAATTCGCAAACTTGCGTTGTTGAAAATGGTGAGTATCAGATAAGAGTTAATGAGGGTAGAGATATTACTGTCCGTAATGACTCTAAAGGTCTATATGGATTTTATATCCCAGATCCAACTGTAATAGGGGCAATCAACCCTGCCTTAATGTACGGTAATATTAACTTAATATCTAAGTGGAGAGACATCAATATCTTTACAGATAACCCTGTGCCTCTTCCTAACAGTAATATTTTTATATCTACGCAAGGTGGAGTCGTTCAAATTAGTTCTGGCGGGGGAGTTAAAATATTCTCAAACAACCCTGGGTTTAAAGTAACTGTTCAGTCTGCGGGAGGCATAGACCTGCTCTCAACCGTGGGGGACATTAACATTGAAGCTACTACAGGAAATGTTAATATTAAGGGTGGCATAAATACTAACGTAGAGGGA